CCCACGACAGGTGGTTCAGAAGAAAATCATGGTACACAGCCACAATTGTGATCCTTCTTACGTCCACCCACTGACCTAGTCAGAGGAGCCCGCCTGGTTAGCCCTACCTCCCGCCTGTGAAGCACCCGGGAACGAAGAATCCGGAACAAAGGATTCGCGCAGCTGCCAGCTACTAAACGCCCACTGGGGGTTAACCGACTGTGAGAAGCGTCCCCAGGGACGTCTGATACTCACCACAAGAAGGCCTTCGGGTAACACCGTAACCAGGTGGAAACCGTTGACATCATCGGCAACAAGAAAAGAAGATTCAAACCGCTGAGTTTGGTCGACGCACTAAACGTGCGATGCCGAGTGAATGCCGAAGTCGATCACTCCCCAACAGTCATTACCATCTTTTCCGGTCTTTGTCATGTCGCGGCCCCCCGGAGGGGGCGAGACCCCAATTCGATCCGAGTACGCGGGAGGAGGACCCTCGTCTCTTTGCATAAGCAACGAGTCGAAGATCCATCGCCGACGCGGCTTGGACGGTCGAGGCTCCAAAAAGAGTGGAAGCGAGGAAACCGGGGTGACCCAGGACCTCACCTCCGCCAGACGGGGTCGTGGTTCACGACGTGAGTTGATGGCACTCAACCGGACGAAATAGAGAATTTTCGCCCGATCAAGCCATTGACGGTACTTGAAAGAGAACTTCCAAGCAGCGGTCTCACGATCGTTAGCCAAGAGAACTTCGGGAGCACAATCTTCCTCCAACTTGATTGTACAAAGCGAATCCGGTACACAGTTGTGTCCGACCGGAATCGGTGGAGGAGAAAGCTCGGAAAGAGCCGAATCCATCGAAAAAAGAACCCCGAGACGGTGGGCTAATCTCCCACGAAACCCAAGTTCCAAAAGACTCAATCTAGTTGAGCGGAGGAGCGTCAGGTTACGTTTGAAGAACACCACCCCGGCCCTGAAGCGAAGGTTGCCCTTCACTCCAGCGAGCCAATCTCGAAAAGCAACCGACAGCGAATTGACGAATTCGGCCTGTCTCAAGCGACCAAATCGCAGGGTAGGGAGAACCCGAAGGTTCCCATTACTCCAGCGAAGCAAGGTCGAATTAAGAGTGCCAAAACGCTCGTCAACACTCGTCTTTGTCCTTTCGACCTCCAAACCGAGAGAAGAAACGGTCTTCATCCACACATCAGACGTCCGTAAAGACGTCTGCATGAGGATATCGTCACCGTTTATCAGACAAGGGATCTTCTCTGAGTCACTACGAGAGTGACCAGCCTCCTTCATTGCGTACAGAAAAGCGAAGCGATTCTGAAGACAAAGAAGGGGAAAAGAAAGATAAGATCCCATCATCTGACCTCGGGAAGGCCGCAAACCTTTAAGCCCCAGTCCCTCATGGAATAGGGACGGGCGAAGAGCACGCAAGGCGTACTCTTTCAGGTGAGCGGGCACTTCAGGAGCGCCGCGAAGGATTTCCGACAATATGACCTCAGCTACTTCAAGCGACAATTGATCAGTCGCCGACTTGTAGTCACCAGAGGTCAAAACGCCGCCGATCGATTCCGAGAATCGAGCTCGGTCGAGGGTCTCCGCCCTAACATCTCCAACGGATAGCCATCGACAACCGCGCAGGCGGTCGTAGATGGAATCGTGGAGAGGTTTAAGGACGAGAGACTCCCCGACGAACTTTGTCAAGGGACGGGGTTTGCCAGCCGACTGGACGACCATTAATTCGGCCCCAAGAGAGGGATCAAGATTAATGGCATCGGAACTGAGACACGTCTCTAGAAAAGAGGCGTGCTCGTTCTGCCAGTCAGACTGACATCCACCGTGAGCCCTGGGGGAATCGACGGTACCGGACAACCCGGGTGAACAAGTAAGAACCCGATTCTCATAAATTCCTTTCGCCCATCCCTTGCGGAAAAGGCGTCGTGCTTCAGAACGCACGAAAGAAAGGTAACCAGAAGGAATCGGAACTTGTCCAAGCCCAAAGTTCTCAACAACCTTCGTCAAAAGCGGCAACTCCATGCATTTGCATGAATCAGGGAGACCCTTTTTCATGCTTTGCCAGGCCATAACGGCCTCGTGATCCATGGTGGGACACTCTGACAGAAGCTTCTTGACTTCGGACGCCATTCCAAGGCAAGAATCCGAATCAAGGTTGACCGTGGGTGACGGACATCCGAAAATGTACGCCCACTCTTGACAAGCCCGTTGGATATAAATCCGCGTACGGGAACGAAAAGCGAGACAGGGTCTCGGGGACTGCACCGTGCTGTGACCTGACATCGTCGTGAGAAAATACGGCGACAGTAGGGCAGTACGGGACGACGGCGAAGCTGTC